GTAGATAGTCGTTCAACAACTTTATCCTTGTTCATTGATGAATCTACGGGTGAAGTCGTTGCCAGCGCATCGCCAGCGCTCGTGGCAGACACTGTAACGGTCGTTGACACCAACCTCGCTCAAGAACATCACCTATTATTTACACTGTCCTCATCGGGTGCTGACAGCGTAAACACCGATCTTAATCTGACATACAATGCTGGGTTGAATCGGCTGACCTTAGGTCAATTAATTTTAAATGATCTTTCAAGTCAACCCACCGAAACTACCATCTTATCGATCGATGGTAATAATGTAATTGGGTTTAGAGAAATAGCATCTATTTTAGGGCAGGAAGCTGATACTCTCGATACGGTGACGACACGAGGCGACTCTACCGATAATGCTATTATAGTGAAAAAAATTACAACAACCGACAGCGCTTATGTTGGAACGGATCTTCAATTTGGAGGTCAATTCCTAGATGCTTCCGGCAGGAGACTCGTTATTTACGATTCTGCTGGCGCGATTCTTTGGGGTTAATAGGAGAAATTAATGGCATCACCATCATCACGACAAGGATTAATTGACTTCTGTTTGCGCAGACTCGGCGAACCTGTGCTCGAAATCAATGTTGATCCTGATCAAGTGGAAGATAAAGTTGATGATGCTATTCAGAAGTATCAGGAGTTTCATAGTGACGCTACTGTTCGCACATACTTAAAGTATCTGATTACTGCCGAAGATGTAGAAAACAAGTATGTTCCAATATCTTCTGATATCATATTTATTTCGAAAGTCTTCCCTTTCACGTCGACATACGGTTCGACGGGCAGTATGTTCGACATTCGTTATCAGATGTTTTTAAACAATATGGGCGACTTCATTAGTTTTGCAGGCGATCTTTCGTATTTGTTTCAAATGGAACAATACATGAGCATGATCGATATGCAGTTACATGGCAACCCTCAGGTTAAGTTTTCTCGTAGACAAAATCGTCTGTATATCTTTGGTGATTTTGAAGACAAAGATTTACAGGCAGGCGACTATCTTGTTGCGGAAATCTATCAGACAATCAATCCCGATTCGCATACAAGTATCTACAACGACATGTTCATTAAGGATTATACAACGGCATTGATCAAACAACAATGGGGTGCGAACCTCAGCAAGTTTGAAGGGATGCAGTTGCCCGGAGGTGTCACATTGAATGGTCGACAGATCTTCGAAGACGCGACAGCAGATATCGAAAAACTTGAAGAAAAGTTAAGAGCCGAGCAAGAACTTCCTGTCGATTTCTTCGTAGGTTAGCATGGCAATTAATAGATATTTCACACAAGGCACTTCTCAAGAACAGAGGTTGTACGAAGATATAATCATAGAATCTTTGAAGATCTATGGTCAAGATGTCTATTACCTGCCTCGCGAGATAGTCAAACGAGACACGATTTTTAGTGATGACACAACCTCACGATTCGATGATGCTTATCGAATTGAGATGTACATTGAAAACATCGAAGGGTTTGATGGTGAAGGTGATCTCTTTTCAAAGTTTGGTGTAGAGATACGTGATGCCGCATCGTTCATTGTGGCGCGCCGAAGATGGAACAGCGCAATCTCATATTATGAGAACACTGACAATACCCCATTCTACCGACCACGAGAAGGTGATTTAATCTATCTGACGCTTTCTGATTCTTTCTTTGAAATCACAAAGGTCGAGACCGAGAATCCTTTCTACCAACTTAAGAATTTGCCTGTCTTTAGAATTCGTGCTGAACTCTTTGAATATAACGACGAAGACTTCGACACTGGTTTGGCACTAGATAATATTGAATCTAATCATGCTTACCAGAGACTACTCACATTTGATTTGGCTCAGACAAGCGGTAAGTTTGAGATCGGGGATACTCTCACACAAGAGAATCCGAACGGCTTTACGATTAGTGGCGATGTTGTTAAGATAGATGCGTCTGTATCATCACAGTATAAGGTGTGGGTTGCTCACGCGGGTGCTGACGATGGATTGTATCACAACTTTACTACATCATATACAATAATAAATCAAGATGGTGTTGGAGGCGTGCCTTCTAGTGAAAGTGAGGGAGATCTACAAGACGGTAATCAGAACGACGAGTTTGATACGGTTGCTACTGGTCTTCTTGATTTTTCTGAATCGAATCCGTTTGGAGATCCTGCATAATGTTTGGCACATATTTCTATCATCAAAGAATACGAAAAGCAGTCGCAGTTTTCGGTTCACTCTTCAATAACATTAATGTTGTAAGATCGAACTCGGCGGGTGATATTATCAGTCAGGTTAAGGTGCCTTTGTCATACGCACCTAAACGAGACTTTCTCGCCAGAATCGATGCGATGGATGATGGGGAACAAGCAGAACGACAGATTGCGATCAAACTTCCTCGGATGTCATTCGAAATACTTTCGATGAATTATGATCCGTCAAGACAACTTCCTAAGATGAACAAGTGTGTCACCTTTCCGGATAACCTTGACACAAGAGCACAATCAATATACACTCCTGTACCCTACACGATTGGTTTTCAGTTGAATGTGTATGCTAAATCACAGGACGATTCTTTACAGATTATAGAACAGATACTACCTTACTTCACACCTCAATATACAGTGACAGTCAAGCCTTTATCGGAGTTCGATACAAAAGAAGACACTCCCATATCATTGACGGGTCTTACTTTCAGTGACGATTACGATGGGCTTATCGAAGCCCGAAGAACAATCATTTACACATTAGACTTCGAAATGAAGTTGAGTCTGTTTAAAGAAGTCTCTTCGTCCAGCGCACTTATAACTCAAGCAAATGTTAACTTTTACGAATTGGGCACTACAGATATACTTGAAACTGTTACTGTCGAGACTTTTTCATCACAAGGTCTAGCAGGTAGTATCGCAGAAGACGGTACGATAACGAACACAAACTTTAAGATTAAGTACGCCCCTAGAAATGTTACTTCGTTAGAGATATCAACGAACCCTACAAACGGGGTGGCGACAACTGTTCTTACTGCGAATACCCCAACAACTGGTCGAATTATATCGACAGGGTCGTGGACATACACACCTAATGATGACTGGTATGGCACAGACACCTTTGTGATTCAAGCGAATCTCACTGGAGGTGGTAGTGTAAGACAGACTGTTACCGTTGTAGTCTTTAGTAGAGACGACGCCATCGATCAAACATCAACTCTTGATTTATCTTTGGGTGATAACTTTGTTGATATTGTTGTATCTGCGAATGATCTGTTCGAATCTGATGATGTGTCATACGCTATTGCTGCTGGAGGATATCCGGAACATGGTTCTCTATCTGTAACAAATCAAAGTTCAGGCACTTTTAGATATACACCTGACAATGGATTCACAGGTACTGATCAGTTTACTTACAGGGCGACGGCTTCCGGTATCTCTGAAGCCGGTGTAGTTACTATCGTAGTAATATAGATAGTCTTATCATTTAACATAAATCAGTATAAATAAGTAAAAGGTTTTGAGGATATAAAACATGGCAACAGCAGGCGTTAAAATATCAAGTCTAAGGGAGTTAAATACTGCTGAAGACGCAGACTATATCGTCATCAACGATGCCAGTGCTTCGACGACTAAGAAGATTTCTCGGGCAAACTTTCTAAAAGATATTACTATAATTGATGGCGTGGTTTCTGATTACAGAGCAAAGATTGTTGAAGGTGAAACAGAACACGCATTAAGTCTTGTAAATCAATTAAAAGTTTATCAGACAAAATATATTCCGGAGATGTCTGGACACGAAGAGAAGGTATTTGATTCTTTAATTGCTCATGAACTGCAAGAAGTTATTCCTTATGCGGTCATAGGTGAAAAGAATGCTGTTTGGGATAATGGTTTACCAGACTATCAGAAAGTTAACTATCAAAAACTAGTGCCGATTATGATCTCTGCCATACAAGACTTGTCGAATCAGGTCGAAGACTTAAAAATCCAAATTGAAATTCTTAGAGGTTAAACAATGGCTGGCGTAAAAATAACAGAATTACCGCAACTTTCAGCAACGCCTGATGATAATGATGTTGTTATTATTGTCGACACTGATCAGAACGTCACCAAGCGTATCACGATCCAAAATCTATTAGCGTCTACGGTAAGTCAAGACGAAGATATTGCAGCGCAGACTAGTACGAAGATATTTATCGCAGACGTTGATTCTGATGCTCCCTATTATCCGTTATTCGCATATAACACTCCAAGCGCGAATGGAGAAGATTCGGTAAAAGCAGATACAAATTTTACATATAATCCAGGAACAAATGTTTTATCCGCCAATTTCTTTTCTGGTGATGGATCTCTTCTAACTAATGTGACAGTAGACAGCGCTGTTAATGCGACAAATGCCCTGCTTGCAAATTATGCTACAAATGCTGGGCAGGCTCTCACAGCAGATAGTGCAACAATTGCAAGTAGCGCACTACACGCCTTAACGGCAGACAGCGCAACAAATGCTACAAATGCCGTTCTTGCTGCGACTGCGACTCAGTCTT